GGTCGCCCGCAACGGCTACGCCACGCTGCACGGCACCGCGTCGTTGGGTGTGGCCCGTACGTTGGACTGGGGGCGGGCCATTGTCCGCCCGTACATGAGCATGACGGACGGCACCACGACGGCCCGGTTCAATCTCGGCGCGTACGTCACGTCCACGCCGAAGCGTGTGATTGGTGAGAATCCGGCCATGCACGCGGTGGCCGGCTACGACATTCTCCACACCTTGTCCACAACTGTGGGTGAGGCGTACGCGGTTGACGCCGGCGTGGGCTACCTGGCGGCGGTGGCGACGATCCTCACCAACCTGGGTTATGTCGGGTACATCATCGACCAGTCGGCCGCAGCGAGCGTGTTGCCGTCGTCGCGGGTGTGGCCGTTGGATCAGCAGACGACGTGGCTGAACATCGTCAATGACCTGTTGGGTGCGGTCGCCTATCAGGGCATCTGGTCTGACTGGGATGGTCGGCTGCGGGTGCAGCGTTACCTTTCGCCGATCGGACGCACACCCGAGTGGTACTACGACGTGGACCCGTTGCGGTCCATGTTGGACTCGCTGCGGACGGTGGAGCGCGACTTTTTCGAGGCTCCCAACCGGTGGGTCGCGGTGCGGGCCAACAACATCGACGGCCCGGCCCCGGTGGAGGGTAACGGCATTTTCACCTACGTCAACCAGTTCGTCGGTGACACGTCGGTGGAGGCCCGCGGCCGGATCATTTCCAAAGTGGTGCCGCTCGAGGCGGCAGATCATGCCGCGTTGGTGGCGGCCGCGCAGATCACGATCGACGCCGACATGCGCATCCCGACCAAGCTGACGCATGCGACGTTCCCGAATCCGCTGCACTGGCATTTCGACCGGCTCGTCCTGACCGACCCCGAGTTTGGGCCGGCCGCGGATGTGCTCTCTACACAGTGGACGCTCCCATTGAATGGGGCGAATATGACCCATGAGTGGACGGTGCTGCAGTGACCTATCCGGACCAGCTGATCAAACTGATCGACGAGCGGGCCGACAAACGCATCGCCGCGTTCGCGAAGGGCGGAGGGTCGTTGATCGGCGCCACGCCTGGCACAGTCGTGCACCGCGACAGCCTCTCCGTCTGCCAGGTCACTTTGGACGGGTCAGCGCTCGCAGTGCCGGTGAAGGTGCTCGGGGCGGTGGAGCTCCTGGCCGGTGACCGGGTTGGGCTGCTGCGCATCGGCACCGACTGGGTTGTCATTGACACGTTCACCCGCCGGCGCAGCCTCACCGTTCCCGACGGCGCCGACGTCGACGAGCCCGCCACCGTCATCGGACCCGACATCCCGGCCCTGCTCCTATCGCAATACGAGTTTTTCGGCGCCACCGTACACGCGGCAACAATTCATCGGATCAACGAAACCGAATATTCCTACGATGCGCTCTACAGTTTCGGCGGCAGCGATGTCGCAATCGGCCGCGGGAACGTAGCCGGCGGAATAGTGTACGAAGCCCTCAGCGTCGGCGCCGACACTGGCATCGGCATAGCATTCCTCAACAGGTTCGGAAATACCGAGGTCGCCATAAGCAACGCCGTCTTTCCCGGTGGCGCGTTCACCATCGACGGAATATCCGCGCCGCGCGGCCGGCGCGACTTCGTCTCCAGCACCGCGGACACCTCGGCCATCGGCGCCGAAGCGGTTGTGCTCACCAGCGCCAGCATCACCTGGCTCGCCGGCCGCGCCTATGAGGTGCTCGTTTTCAACCCTGCCATCACCGGCAGCGTTGGCAGCAACAACGCGCTGCGGCGTATCCGCCGGAACAACGTCGCCGGCGCCGACAAATCAGATGTGACAAACAATCAGAACAACACCGTTAATGGGACCGGTGTCACCACCTTTGACCGGGTAATCATCCGCAACAACACCGGGTCCGACGTCACAGACAACATCGTCGCCACGATGCAGGCCGATACCGGCACGGTCGTCAGCAAAGCCACCAGCCCGCGTGTGCGTTACATGGAAATCCGCGACGTCGGCGCCGCCGCCGACTATCCCAGCGCGGTCGGAATCTAGAAGGAAGGAAAACCGCTATGCAGCCCGCAGTGCCGCCGACATTGGCCGACCTGGAAACACCCTCGTACAACGGGCCCTATGACCAGGCCGTCAACGGTGTGTGTGCTGACGGGCATCCGCTCAACGGGCTTGGCCGGTGCGAACCGCTCAACGTTGCTGACGCGTTGCTGGTCGTGATAGACCCGGAGGTCTAGTTGTCTCCCATCGCCACCACCACGAACGCCACCCCGTTTATCTATCCGGGGACGACTCTGATGGCCCGGGACGCGCTGCTCGGTTATCTGTGGTGCATGGTGAAATCGTCCACGGCCGACACCTACAGCGTGTACCGGTCTGTCGACAACGGCGTCAACTGGGCGCTTTACAGCAGCTTTGTCCGGGCCAACGTGGTCGAGATGGGATCGCTGCTGCCATGGGGCGGCGCCCCGCCGTGGAAACTGGGGCTGGTGTACCGAACCAACGAATCAAGCCAAGACCGCATCTACATGCGCCGCATGGACCTGGTCACCGGCACCTGGGATCAGGACATTCTCGTGGCCGCGGTGGCCAACGGCGGCGTGGCCGGGGCGGTGCACACCGGCATGGATATGCAGGTGGTGGTTACCCCCGCGTCGGGTACGTTCATCGCCGTCGCGGTCGGCACGGCGTTGGGTGGCAGCATCGGCGTAACCCTCTATGGGGTGTACGAGTACAACTATTACGACCCGGCCAGCGTCAGCGTTACTAACACGATCCTGGCCGGCACCCGGCAGTGGCTGCCTGAGGTCGGGTCGGGTCGGGTCGCCCCGTCGTTTGACCTGGGGTCGGGCCAGCATCTGTGGCTGGCGTTTGGCCGCACGCAGCTGCACTTGGTGAAGCTGGCGTGGACCGGTGGTGGCTGGTCGGGTCCGCCCAACACGGTGCTGGTGCGTTCCGGCGTGGCCGCGCAGGACTCGACGGTTGGGCGGTGGGACGGTTCACGTTGGCTGATGGCGGTACCGAACCCGACCGCCGGCGCAACGGACACTGTTGCCGTTTTTGAACGCAACCAGGCCAACAGCGCCACCATTCAACGGGTCACACCCGTGCACACGACCGGGGTGGTGCGCAACTGCAGCCTGTCTTTCAACGCCACCAACGGCGACATACGCGTCTACGCCGTCGGCACCTCCACCGCCGTTCTGTACTATGTGGACTTCATCCGGGCCACCGGCCTGTGGTCGACGTGGACTACCGTGCTCGCCACGGCTGTGCTGGGCGCCACCGGCAACAACTACGGGGTGCGGCGCGGCTCATCAGTCACCGCCCGGCACGACGTTTACACCGCCCATTCGGGCGCACCCAACACGCTCACACACACCCAGCAGTCGCTGTCATACGCACCATTCACGCCGACGTGGGTTTCGCCGATCAACGGGCAGCCCGCCGACGTCGGGCTCGGTCTGCTGCTCGACTGGACATTCAGCGACCCCGACCCGACCGACAGCCAGAAAGACTTCGCGATCTCCCGGCAGATCGGCGCCGGCGCGTTGGCGTACTTCCGGGCGTCGGACTCCACCTGGCAGGTGGCCGAGGTGCAGAACGCGTCCGGCACCAGCTCCCGCACCCTGGCCGCCGCGTGGGGCGTGCACACCGACGCGGTGCACACGTATAAGGCGAAGGTGTGGGACCAGGCCAACGTGGCATCGGCCTACTCCGACGCGATGGCGGTAACACCGTCCACACCGGTCAACCCCACCATTACCGCACCCACCCCGGCGCAGGTCATCACCGGCGACCAGGTCACCATCACATGGACGGTGGCCGAGCAGACCGCGTGGCGGGTCGAACTGCTCACCAACCCCGGCGCGGTGCTCACCTTCGACACCGGCTGGGCCCCCAACTCGCTGGTGCCTGGCACGCCGTCGCAGCTGAGTTACACCGTGCCCACCATCCTCGCGGACAACTCGGGCTGGACGCTGCGGCTGACCACCCGCAACACCGAAGGGCTCGCATCGACGCCCGTCACAGTCAACTTCACAGTCGACTACATCGCGCCGGCCACGCCCACGCTGGTCGCCACCCCACAGCCCACTCTGGGTCTGGTCCGGGTCGTCATCACCAACCCTGCACCCGGCGGCGGGCAGCCAGCCATCGCTGACAACGACGTGTACCGGCGCCGTACAGGGGACGCAGCATCGGCGATCCGGATAGCGACCGGTGTTGCCAACAACGGCACATACGACGACTGGCAGGCCGTGGCCGGGGTGGCCTACGAGTATCAAATCCTCGCGAATGGCGTGAATG